GAGTATACTTTTCATTTACAATACCGTCTTCTTCGTATATTTCAGAAATTAATGTCTTAATTCTTTCTTCTGCTTGATTAATACTACTTTCTACTCTACGATTTATAGTTGTTTGTGAAACTTGTCTTGAAGTACTTTCCTCTTGAGCTTTTGATTGAATATCGCTTGAAATACTCGCTATAAATTTACCCGAATATTCCATTGTTCCTTGATATACAATTTGTTTTCCATCTATTACAAGAATATCTCCAATATCAATTGCTGGATCTATTTTTCCACTTCCACTAAAGCCATAAAGTTCCAATTCATTGTAATAATCATAAATATTATCTATTTGTTCTTGAGAAGTTATATACATATTATCTTGACTAATATACAACGTATTTTCTGTATCATATCCGCTTACAAAATCTTGAATGCCATCTTCATATTTAACTCTTGTTATTTTTAATGAATTGCTAAATTTAAAGCCACTTTTTAAATATTTCTTAGAATATTCAATAACACTTTCACCTATTTTTCTTATATAAAGTTTTCCATCTCTGCCAATTATAGCAAAGCCTCCAGCTTGTTCTGCTATATAACCTATATAAGTTCTAGCAGATAATGAGCTATCATATACTGCAATTTGTATATCTTGTCCGTTAAATGAAGTCGTTCCTGCTTCTACCCCAAATTTATTACATATATCTAGCCATACCTCTAAAAGAGTAGCATAGCCTTTTTCATCAATTAATTCTTTGCCATTATAGTTTTCATCAAATTTAACCATATTATCTAATAATGAAAAAGTAGTTATATCATCATCTTCTGAAATATCATCTACATTAAAATATCCTATTGGCACTAATTCATCTTCTAAACCACTTTCGATATATATTGATTTTATATCGCTAGGTATTGCTCTATTATCTAATTTAAGTTCAATTCCAATTGAAGGTGTACTTCCTAGTGCAAACTCTTCATTTGTAAATACATTTCCAGAAGGTTTGCAACCATAGATGTATCTATCTTCAATTTTAGTTCCATTTATATAAATTTTAAGAGCTTGTTTTTCTTCATATATTCTTGATAAATATTCTTCACTTACTTGATACATATTTTCCTCCTAAACTAAAGCTCTTTGCTCATCTGTCATTTCTTTTTGCATTATGTTAAATGAAACTTTCCAATAAGACTTTGTTGCATCTTCATTAGCTTCTGTACTATTCATTTCACTTGAACGGCTTGAGCATCTAAAATCTGCAGTTAACATTCCACCTAAAACAGATGGACTTTTTATAGTTAGTTTCATAGGATTTTTATATGTTTCTTGTAATATCATTTCTGCTTCTTCTTCTGTTAAATCATCAAATGAAAATTCTGCTTTTACCATTCCACATGCAATACGATTATCGTTTAAAGTTGCATCTACTACAGATGAGTAACTATCATTGTCTGTATCTTCAATATTGTCTTTATAAGTAGAAGGTGAAGGCATTAATTTTCCGTCTGATTTCCAAATCATTAAAAAATCACCTCATTTCGCATAAAAATAAGTGCCATTTTTAGCACTTTGGTTTATTTATTTTCAAATTTAAGAATAAGGTAATTTCGTTTTTATCCTTATAACTTTATTATTTTAAAATAAAAACGCCCCAAAACTTAATTTGAAGCGTTGTTTTTTCTAAATTGTTGCTGTTGCAGTTCCATTTTGACGTCTTGCCTTTTGAATTAATTTTTCCATCTCTAAAGCAACTTGTGTACTTCCAAATTGGATAATTAATTTGCTTAATCCATTAGAACTATTTTGAGAACTGCTTGCAAAATCTTGTAATTCATTTCTAAATGTTTCACGCATGATGTTTTGTGGCGTTGTAATCTCGGGATTACTTTTTGCTCCTGCATACTCACCAAAAACGGCAAGTGTTTCTTCATAAGCTACGTTACCTGTTGCTAAGTGCGGTATTTGTGGTACTGTTATTGTTGGTACAAAACTAAATGGAGTTGCTCCTGCAATATTTACATTTCTTATTGTATCTAAAGCACTTTTTATTCCATTAAATGGAACTGATACTACTTTATTAATTCCATCTATTAAGCCATTTACTATTGTCTTAAAAGTTGATTCAATACCTTCTTTTATTCCTTCAAAAACTTGACCACCTTTAGAAAATACATTTTTTACTGCAGTCCAAGCATTTGAAAAAGTATTTTTAAAGAATGTTGCAACTGTTGAAAAAATATTTTTTATTCCTTCCCAAGCACCTTTTGCACCAGTTTTTAAATTAGTCCATAAAATTGCCACTTTTTCTATTATACTATGAACAATTTCAAAAACTTTTACCTTTAAATAATTCCATACAATTTCCCAATTTTCTTTAATTACTTTTAAATTATCAATGACATTTTTTATTGTAATAATTAAAGTTGCTACAATTGCTATAATGCCCATTATAATCAATACAATTGGATTAGCACTTGCTATAGCTTGAGAAATTGCCATTACAGTATTGAATGCTTTTATTGCCGTTACTATTGCCATTATTGTTACTGCGACTTCTGGATGCTCAACCAACCATTTAAAAGTGCTAACTAATCCATCTAAAATCACTAATGCTATTACTCCAATCGTTCCACCAATTTTTACAAGTGTTTCAATTAAAGGTTGCCAATCTATTGAAGCTATATTTTCACTTATTTCTCTAATTATACTCAAAGCTATATTTAAAAATCCTTGAAAGAAATCCGTTTGAATTACATTATTTATTGCAGTTAGTACATTATTCAAAGCATTAGCTAAATTTTGGATTATAACATCTCCATTATTGTTAAAATTCCACGCATTTGCAAACGCTTCTGCTATATTTCCTATTATAGATAAAATTAAATTTAATGTATTATATACTGTTCCATTAGTAATAATCTTTTCAAAGCTTCCCCATACAGAAGATATTAACTTTACTACTTGAGTAGCTGTTTTTTTCAATTGTTGTATAACACTATTTCCGTATTTATCCCAGCTTTCTTTCAATGGAGCAAAAAAGTCATATAATTTTTGAGATAAAGCACTCATTTGAGTATCCATTGTACTTAAATCAATACTAGGTGAAGTTGTATCACTTTCACCGCTATCATCACCAGATGAAACATTATTTATTTCACTATGTATGCCAGCTAATGATTTACTTGTTTTGCTAGCACTCTTTGATGCACTATTCATTGATGAAGCAGTTGCTTTTGCAAAGATATTTACTCCACTAAATGCATAAACTACACTTTGAATAGCTTTCATAAGTTTATAAACTAAATTTATGATATATTCTATTACTGGAGCAAATACACTACCCATGGCATATTTCATATATTCGATGTTTGCAGATAATTGTTTTGCTTGAGCATTAGAACTTGAAAGCCAAGAGCTAGCTGAATTTCTTAATACATTATATATACTTCTTAAACCAAATAAAGCTCCTGCATATTTTAAAATATTCTTTAAGCCTATTTTTAAGCTTTTTCCCATTGAACTTGCAGAATTTCCAGACTTTTTAAATAACGAAGGTAATTTTACAGTTTTAGAAATTATTCCACTTATTGCACTTCCTATTTTTCCAAGTACTTTACCAAGTCCACTTTTAAGAGTAATTACTGATTTTTGTAATTTTCCAATCCAAGAATTTTGTTTTTGTTCTGTTAAAGAAATTTCATCACCTATTGATTTATAATTTTGTTTTGCCTCTGATAATTTTGCAGATAATTCTTGAGCTTCTACTGTTAACTGTTGTTCTTGTACAAGTAGCTTTTGATATCCAGTATCCTTTGAAAGTGATTCAGATACCATTGGAGATACTGCTTTATTTACAGTAGGATTATTTCTATCTAATCCCGCTGGAAGATACTCACTCCATTTTTTCTCTTCTTTAGCATTAATTTCTTTTTCTACTTGACTGAATTTTTGTCGAACTTCATCTAATTTCTTTTGATATTCATCAACACTTTCTCCAGCTTTTTCAAACTTTTGTTGTAATTCATTACCTACATTTGTTTCAGATATTTTCTTTATAGATTTTCTAGCTTGTTCAGTTGTTGTTTGTACTTTTACTGCAATTCTTTTCATCTGAATATTATTTATTTCAGTTTGCACCTGTTCCATTACAGATTTAACTTCAGGCACCATTTTTTTAAATTCTTTTAATGCTTCTTCTACTTTTGCTGTAACTATTATGTCTATTTCTTCTACTGTTATGTCATCCACCTCCTCTCTATTCAAAGATTTTCTTAAATTTTTTCCTTAATGAAAGGATTTTTGGCTTTTTCTGACTCATTGCATCTGCTTGAATTAATTTATCTGAAACTGCTTCCTGTAAAATTACATCTTGTCTATATTCTTCCATTTGTTTTACGAACTGAACATTGCAAAATTTTACAATTTCTCTATATTCTGCATTCCAAAATTCATTAGGTTTTATGTCAAAATAATAAGCAAGTCCTTCATAAGAATAAATTAATTCGTTTATAGACTTGCTATTATTTATACAATCGATTATATCTTCTAGCCTTTTGAAATTTGACCCATTAGTTCTGGCTCTATTATATTGGCTATTGCTTTTTCTGCTGATTTTTGTACGATTTCGTCCACGTTTAGACCTATCGGAGAATCTACTCGTGACATCAATTCTTCCTCGGTCATCTTCTTGTTGAAAAAACCCTCTTTATTTATATCCTCAGCAATCTCTTTATAAATAATTTCATATGTTTTTGCTTTTTCAGCCATATAATCATCTATAAAGTCATATACTTGGTCAACAGTATCAAATGCTTTTAGTCCTGTATCTACATCTTCTGCAAATACGAATATTACTTGAGATAATGCATCAATATCTTTTTTATTTAATGCGTTAAAATATAATTCTTCAAAGTTTTTTCCATTTAAAATATTATTGATTTTTACAATTTTTCTAGTTCTATATACTAGATTTACTTTTTTACCTTTTGTTTCAATTATCATTTTTCAATTCTCCTCATATTAAAATAAGCAAGCATGTTTCAGCTTGCTTTATTATGCTTCTTTAGGAAATCCGTCAGATTCTGTGATTTCACTTGTTCTATATAAAACCATATTATCTCTTATGAAATCTCCAGCAGTTTTTGCATCGTCTATTAATACATAGCTTCCTCTAAAATATTTTACTAATGGATTTTCTCCATCTTCTGCTGTTTCTGTTGGGTATTTTTCAAAGAAATATAAGTCTTTTCTTTCTTTAGCTTTTAATGTCTTATGTTGTGTATGTGTATATAAAATTGGTACAGATACAGTGTCAATAGATTTTGCACCTGGTCTAGATATTTGTGTATCCATATCTAATACAGTTTTAGTGATTTGTTCAGGTTCACCTTCCAATGCAGGAATACCATCTTCACCATCTATCCAACTTACTTGTGTTTTTTCTCCATAAAGAGTTTCTGAAATCCACAATGTTGTTAATAAACCTATATTAGGCATAATTTCTTCTTTTTCTGCCATAATTTACCTCCATTTATTTTAATTCAAAAGAGTTCGTCATACCATTATAACGAACTTCAAATGTTATCATTATTCCGTATTTTTTTATTATTTGGTCATAATTACTAGAATTTGTATTAGTTCTAGTAAAATTTAATTCTTGAAGTATTTCTTCTACTTCATCTGTCATATCCATTGCACTTCTTTGCTTATCATTCCAGCAAGTTATTGAAATTTGAAAAGTAGAACCTATAGGAATATTGTTACTCATCTTTGAAATGCTTTTTAATGGAGTATGAATTTCTAGTAAAGGAAAACTATTTTCTGTACTAGGATTCGTCAATACTATTTCATAATTCAAACTTTTTAATTTTTCGACAACTATATCTGAAAAACGTTTTACACTTAAATTTATCATTTACATACCTCTTTCAACATTTCATTGATTTTATTAATAATAATGTCCTTATTTTCATTTCTACTTTTAAATTCTGCATCAGTCAAAAAATGATTTGCTTTTACTCCACGAGCTACATAGAACTGACTATCATTTATTGTTATAATTGGATATCCGAGCGTTCTGCCTACTTTATTTACAGGAATGAACCATTGAGAATAATTACTTTCTAAAAAGTGTTTTGTTGTTCCTATATGTTCCATTTCTGCATTTGTACCAGTTCCAAAATACTCAAAAAACAAATAAGACATGCCACTTTCTGTAATAAACTGATTTGGATCTGCGTATACTCTAGCTTTTACTTCTTTAGTAGAAACATCAACCATTTCAACTAAAATACCATTTTCTTTATGGCCTTTTTCAAGTCTTATAGCATATCCTCTTATATTATTTAAAACTTCTTCGATACTTTCTTGAACTGCATATATTAATTTATTAGGTAATATCTTCATTTTCTTATAATTGTATTTTGCTTT